TTCATTCTTGTCCCCTTGCACGAATAGCTTGAGCACAAATTAACTCAACCCTTAATGTGTAGTAATCGCTTATGCTATCCATAGCATCACACACCTTTGCACACGCCTCACGTTCATCTTCAGCAATAGCATCAACTATTGTGCGTACCATACCCTCACTAAAGTGTTCTAAAAGTATTTGAACCGCTGTATCTTTAATCATTTTTGTCCCCTTGTTGTTCTATAAATGTTCTTTTAATAATTTCTATGGCAGCATGATATTTATCACCAGCCGGACCACTGGAATGAGTTCTAGCTAACACAAGTGCTTCTAATGCTACTACTAGCGCATAGTCTTTAGTTAATATTTCTTCTTTAATCATTCTTGTCCCCTTGAGAGCACCTCTGCTGATTTCAACTCACCTGTTTCGCCATCAAATACCAATTTAAGATTCGCATATGATGCATCGCATGAATCCCATCTACATATGCCTGTGTCTTTGTATTGAAGACGTACATTGATAAATTTAATAATGTCTGGCTTAGGTTCTGGTTTTATTCTGTATTGATAATCATCAACCCAAACAAAATACTCTCCTAAATCTTTCCAACCATGATTGCAATCAAAACATTGAATCTGAGCGCCTTCTGCCCAAGCGTGTATTAAATCTGCGTGTTTATGTTTCATTCTTGTCCCCTTGCTCTGATGGCGTTTGAATCGCTTGTCAATGAATATGAATCATGTAATTGTCGAAGTAAAGCGCAAAACTTCTCACGTTCTTTTTCTGCTACCAGTTTGGCAAACTTTTCAGCATATTCAAACCCAATAATCGGCATCCAATTTACATCGGTTGCTATGTGAAGTCCTGCTTTTTTAGCCATCTCAAGTATTTCTTCTTTAGTCATTCTTTCCCCCCCATAGGTCTATTAAACATTGCAAGTCCCAATTGCCCAAGCATTACCGCTTTTAACTCTTCTCTTTCTTCTTCTGGATAATCAAGAGCAACCTCTTCTATGATTTTTAAAATGTCATTAGCCATTTGTGATATTGGTATTGCACTCATTTTTATCCCCCTTTTATTAATCAAGTAAGAATGATAGTCGCACGTTAATATTGCTTTTACATAGCCAACATCTGGAAATTCAGAACAAATTTTTGCACATTCCTCACGCTCATGCTCTGCTACCAATTTGGCAAAGTTTATGAAATTATCACGCTCTTCTTTTTTGATAACTCCACCAAATGCTTGACAAGCCATCTCAATTATTTCTTCTTTAGTCATTCTTTCTCCTTACTAGTGTCATTCTTCTCAAGATAATTAATAAGGTTGTCTAATACTCTACGCTCTTTTGATGTGTAATGAAAATTTAATCTGTACTGTTTAATTTCACGCACAAAATAATCACACCCATCGCTAAACGCTTGAGCATATCCAGAATCTAATAAATAATTGGTTGACATTTTTATTTCCTATCATTTAGAAAAAGCAAAAATAAAACAATGATAACCACTACAAAAGATGCCAGTCCAAGTAACGCAAATGTAAATATAAAAAATTCAAGCATTTTTCTTTTTCCTTGTTTTGATTGCAACTATACCCATAGGCTCACTTTCCCCCGCAGTAATGACATGCTCAACAAACTCCCACACATCTTCCACCTCAATTTCATCAGGGTTCAAACGTGATAAGAGTCCATTGAAAACAAACATGCCAAACAACATTCGCATGTGTTCTCTGTCTGTCATGATGTATCCTTCGTTCTGAGATACGTTTCAATGTCTTCACATACATAATCAGCAAATGATTTACCAGATGGGAACTTCATTTGCGCACCATGATTACCCCTGGTTATTTCCATTGCCTTGTTTAAACCGTCATTGAATCCTTTGTTGTATAAATTATCTTCGCCTTGCAAACGCATCTCTATACCCTCTCTCGCAATTTGAGTTGAGGCAATCTTTAGCTTTCTTGCGTAGTCGTTGAGTTTCTTTTTATGCTCCGGAGATAAATAAATCATTACCGGAGTTACAGTTTTAAAACGGCTCTTGTTGCCAGTCGTCATAGTCTTTCACCATTTCATCAAATTTTTGTTGGGCTTGCTTATTGCCATTAAGTTCTGTTCGAGATTGAATTTCACACACCTCATAGATGTATTCAACCGCCCTCGGTTCGTAAATTTTCTCATCATGTATTTCAGTGATGACACCAATTTCTTTTAGCCAATCATGAAACCTTGAAGCCTTGCATAACATAACCGCTTTCTTTACTCTGTTGAAGTAAGGTACTGCTGACTCATCGTTGTTTAAACGGGCAAGTGCGCACATGTACCTAGCACCAACAAAATCCCTCATTAGCTCTTCAGGGATTTCATCGGGGTGCACACTAAGAGTAAGAATGAAACCGGTGCGATCTTGTTTCAATGCAACCTTTACACATTCAAATCCTAGTGCGTTTGTCATAGTTTCACCTCAAAAAGGAATATCATCATCTGTATTCTCCTGCGGTTTTTCTTGTGATTTCTCTTGTTGATCTTTAGGCTTGTATGTATCAACTGAGATAGACAAGAATGTTGTACCGCTTGATGCGGTTTTTTTCCACCCTGCAAGTCTGATCTTGATTAAGCCATTATCAATTTCCATAAGCCTTGTATCAATAAGTAAGTCCCCTTGATAGTCAGGCGCTTTAGGATGCTTCTTTGCTTTAACTGCAAATAGTGCACCAGTCTGTGGTTTGGTTTCGAATGCCATTTAATCCTCCTTGAAGTTTTCTTTTAATTTTGCAAACTCAGCTTGCAAACGTGCATACTCAGCCTTATGATTTTTCTTTAAATCATCGACCTGAGATTGGTTGGATTTCCATAAGGAAACAATATCTGATAACCTGGTACATTTGCTACCATAATCTATAAGCCCATCAACAAACAAAACCCTGCTCTCATCGGGCTTAAAAGTAGGCTCTACCTTGATTTGCTTTCTTACCTCGTTTAAACGGGCTTGCTCTTGAGGGTCTGTAATTGCGTCAACGGTATCGTGCTCGACAATCTCCATCGCCATGAGCCAAAGGTAACGGCGTAAATAAGTATGGGTACTACCCAGGTCTTGAATCGCTTGACCTTTTGGATTGTTCGCCATGACCAAAGGCGTAGCGAATGTAATCGTTGCACCCTCTTTTTCGGTGTCATGAATTATGAGAAAAGCTTGGGTTTCACCAAAGGTAAATACGCCACACAATCCAACCTCATCAAAGATTTTATGAATCGTTGGAATGAAATCTCCCAGTTCAAAGTATTCGTACTTAGCGAACGCATTCTTTCCTGACTTCTTAAGGTTCGATTGAACCAAGGAAAGCCTAGCCTTTTGTAGCTTTTTAAACACTGTCATTTTCTTGCTCCTTTAAATATTGTTGGTATTGTGAACACCATTGATTAACACCACAAAAATTATTTACACATCGTATTGGCTCTCCTTTTCTATGCTCAATAAAATAAACCGGTCTGTCCTTTTCGGCAAATGTATTGATGTGATTTTTTGCATCAGCCTCATTGTCAAAAAGTTTAACGGCGGTCTTGCGACCCTCTTTTTTCAAGGCAAATTTCTCTTCTCTAATCCATTTTTCATCGTTGGTGCACTCAGGTAACTCCTCGTTCCAATCTGCGCTCACCTTGGCGTTTCTGTGAGCTTCTAAGCGCTCTTTTATATAAGCCTCTGTCTGCTCAGTATTCCAAAGCGGAATATCAACAATCTGTATTGGCGCTTGCGGATAATCGGGATTCCTTTGCGCCTCTCGTCTTGCCCAGTCCCTGACGAAAGCACAAATCCTCAATGATGTAACGTTTAAACCTTTAAGCTTTTCAACCATGTAGCCGTAAATGTTCTGTTGCTGAATCCACTCAATCTTGTCTTCTCTGAGCGCCCATGCGCTTGTGAATTTGTAATCTGTAATCTGTACGTTCTTACCATCAATGTGTTGTAAATCAATCGCACCGGATAAGGTTACACCATCAACATCTAAAAACAAACGCTCTTCATTGATATGATTCGGTATCTCAGAACGTTCTGCTACCACATGCAATGCAGACCCTAAAAGAGACCAAAGCATATCGCTCACATCTTGTTCCATGTCCTTATAATGTCTAGATCGTAAGCGCTGAATTCTCGGTGGTGACATGATCTCTGTCACTGAGTAATCAGCCTTACCCTTGGAATAGTATTCCTTACTAGCCAATGCCATTAACGTCTCAGGTACGTTAAACTTGTTTGTAATTTTCATGAGTCCTCCTTGTTAAGAACCATAATGCTAACACAACTTTTACGCACATGCAAACACTATCATTAAAAATATATGGTGAGCCTTGCTCAAAAGCAAACAGTCGTAAGATTGTGAAGTTTGGAAGTCGTCTTGCTTCGATAAAATCGGACAAGGCACGGGCGTATGCTGAGTCGTTTAAACGTCAATGCAATGTGCCTGCAAGTAGATTGATTTGGAATGATGTTGTGGTAACCATTCGCATTTGGTATGCATCAAGGCGACCTGATCTTGATGAATCTCTTATATTGGATTTGTTACAAGGCGTTGCTTATGAGAACGACCGTCAGGTTAAAGAGAAACATATCTATTGGATGGGCGTGGATAAAGAAAATCCCAGGTGCGAGATAGAAGTTAAACAATTACAATGAATGCGTTGGTGTGTACTGTGTTAGCGACAGTATTTCAAGTTAGAGAAATCGATCTTGGAGAATGGGAAACACTGCTTCATGTGAGCACCAACAACCCATAAGAAAAAAGCCTCCGCATAGGGAGGCTCTGTTCCGACCGAGGTCTCTTTAACAGGAGGCTTAATCATGTTGAAGTGATTGTATTATACCGTTCGTGTTTGCATTTGTCAAATTATTTTTATTGTTAGTTGCCAGACTTTCGGAGCGTTTAAACAGCGCTCCTTTTTTTTTGAGACGCTGGTAATGCAGAGTAAATGCATAAGCAGTTTAAACGTCCATTGGTTTTAGGACTACAAATATTTTTACTTGGGATTGACACGAACGAAAATTATTTGATATACTAATTCCGTTGCTGTCGTAGGCAATAGGTTAGTTAAGCCGTTTAATCATGCACTCTGCTTTGTCCAATATTTCGTGGAAAGTATATTGGAGAGAGCTACGACCAGAGTGTATGGCTAAACGGCTTTTTTATTATCTATACGTCTTACGTCAGCCGTACTCCACACGATAGCAAGAGTTCAACCTGACTGCGTGGAATAAAAGGGTTATACGGTATGCGTTAGCTAGGGTGCAACTCCCGAAAAATCCGTAGGACTAGCCGAATCTACAAGTCTGGGGGTTAAGAAATTAACATGTAGATGCCCTTACCGGGCGGTGAAACCTCTCTCATACTCTGTGGGGTAGGGGGAGCCTTTAGGTGAAATCCCCCGCCGGGGTATAAAATCTTATCAACAAAGGAGTGGACATGCCAAGAGATTACAAACAAGAATATCAAACGCAACTGAAAAGGGGCGATGACAAAGGACAAATAGAGAGACAACGTGCAAGAAGGATGTACGACAAGGAAGGCATCGACAGGGATGGTAAAAACATAGACCATATCAAGCCAATTAAAACAGGCGGACTGTCTAGCAAAGGGAATCTAAGATTACGTTCTCCCAAAGCAAATAAATCAGATAACAAACGGTAAGAGGCTTAATATGAATGTTGAAGAGTACGTCTCTTCTTTGCACGTAGATAAACATCTGCGGGCGATATGTCCCAATTGCTCACATGAGCGCAAGAAACAAAACCTCAAAGAACTGAGCATCGACCGTAAGGATGATCGTTGGGTTTTTCATTGTCATCATTGCCAAATCAGTGGCGCAGTTGAAATTAAAAAAAAATATGTACAGGAAAAAATTATGCAATCCATCAAAGAAATAGAATTTTTACAACCACAACATTATGATTTTCTTTCTACTCGAGGCATATCAAAAACAACCGCAGATGCAATGCAATTGTTCTCGGCTCAAAAATTCTTTGCTCGTTTAAACAAGAAGACCGATGCGATAGGATTTCCGTATTTTAAAAACGGCAAAATGGTATCAGCCAAATACAGAAGCATTGAATCCAAAGATTTCACTCAGGACATTGGAGGCGCTCAAGAATTTTTTGGCATCGATAAAGTCATTACAGACTCTCCCATTGTTATCGTTGAGGGTGAGATTGATGCATTGTCACTCATGGAATGCGGTATACCGAATGTTCTATCTGTACCCAGTGGCGCACCAATGAAAGTATCCGATGGCAAGATCGATGCAAGCGAAGATAAAAAATTCAGTTACATTTGGAATGGATTTGATGTTCTCGAGTCTGTTCCTTTTATTGTTATTGCAACCGATACAGATGTGCCTGGTCAAGCATTGGCAGAAGAACTTGCAAGGCGCATAGGAAAGGACAGATGTCGTCTTGTTGAATTTGACAAAAAAGATTTAAACGAAGTTCTTTTGACAGAAGGCAAGGATAAAGTTATTGAAATCATCAATGGCGCTCAACCTTATCCAGTTGCAGGTTTATCATCAGCCAGCAAATTTGCAGACCGTTTAAACGACTTATACGTCAAAGGCACGGGAAGCGGAACATCAACAGGTTATTCAAACGTAGATGAAATTTATACCGTTGCGGAAGGACAACTCACAATCGTGACAGGATATCCATCGTCAGGCAAATCCAACTTTGTGGATCAGCTTATGGTTAATTTGGGTCGCTCACATGATTGGAAATTTGCGCTATGCTCATTTGAGAATCAGCCTGAGATTCACATTTCTAGATTAATGGAGATTTACAAAGAAAAAAGGTTCTTTGACGGATCGCACAGGATGACCGAGCGGGATAAGGATGAGGCGTTTAAATGGGTTGAAGAACATTTTATGTTTCTAGATTCTGAGAGCGTAGAACCGGCAACCATTGAATCAATTCTTGACAGGGCAAAGGTTGCAGTGGCTCGAACAGGCATTCGAGGATTGGTCATTGATCCATACAACTACATCGATAACAAGGGAGGTCAATCAGAGACTGAATTTATCAGCAACATGCTGACCAGGGTTCAGGCATTCGCTAAGGCTTACGGTGTACATGTGTGGTTTGTAGCGCATCCGGCTAAGATAACCAGGTCAGGCATGGATTTACCCCGCCCGGACGGCATGGCAATCTCAGGATCAATGGCATGGTGGGCTAAGGCTGATTGTGGCATTACCATTCACCGAGGCAAAGAAAACATGGTAGAGATGGCGGTTTGGAAATGTCGCTACCGTTGGATCGGAACGCAGGGCGAGACCAAGCTTGGATACAACAAAGTAACAGGCACGTACTACGAAGTTAGAGATTCATTCTAAAGCGTTTAAACGGCGTAGCAACGTAGCAAACAATTTACAGACGAAAAAAAACCCTCCGATGTTTCCAAGGGAGGGTTTAAAAAAATGCATTATTAGATTAATGAACTAGTGTCAATATAAAAACTGTTGTAACTCCTCGTGCAAACTTTGCAAAGCCTGGATCGATACAAAGCCCTGGTAGCGTGTCTGAGTAGCCTCCGGGTCTTTAGCGCTCGACAAGCGACTCTCAATCTTGATCTCGAACATATCGAATTCAAGCGGTGTGATGGTGATGGATTCTTTAAATCCTCCGGCATGGTTTAAAAGTGTTGTTAATGCTTGCATGTTTACTCCTTAGTTAAGATATTCTTCAATTGCATATTCGATGACATTCCAGTTGATGCCATTGTTTGCATCAAACACATCAGCAATAATTTGCATGATAGGTTCAATGTCAGACTCCTCAACGGTCACTCCCATTTGCTCTGCGACCTGGTAGATATCATCATCATGCCAGTCGTCTGTGAGTACCGCTTTACCATTCCTCATTTCAACGTGTGCCATTCTTTTTAGCCCTCATTAAATTACGCATATAGTGAGCATATGCACTCTTGTCCTCATGATCTAAATAATCCCAGTCCTCATGCATTGAATCAAGCGCTTGATTAAAAGATTCAATCTCCTGCAATAGCTGATAATTTTTAATTGTTTGATACGCAGACTCATCGGTGTGATAATAATTTGACATGTTTACTCCTAGTGGATAATTGAATTTTCATTTGGGGCATGTTGCCTATAACCCTCAGTAATCGTTGCTACTAAATAGATTATTAATTCATCCTCGGCGCACTCTGCGCTCAGTCCGGCGCTGACGAGGAGAGATGCAAGTACAGGCAATACCATGCGAGCATCCTTTCCCTCGAGATGCTCACTGATATCGACTAATAATTTTTGCATTATGATTTTAGAATCGTTCACGCAAGTTCCTTGAGGAGCTTGTTGAATGATGCACTCGCAAGGTCGTGCACATTTTGAACATCATCGCTTACCGTAAAGCAAGCCTTGACATTGGTGCGACCAATACCGATAGCAATAATTTTTATGTTTTGCTTATCGGCAAACGCTTGCAAATGTTTCATGTGGTTACTGTCGTACCCATCGGCATCGGTCAATAAAAACATAATTTTGCGACTCTCATCTCTTAGTGCGAGTTCCTCGAGCTTGATTCGGATACCTGAGTAATCCGGGGTAGAGCCTCCGGCGCACTTAGCCATACCGCCGAGCTTGGCGCTTGCCTTAGCGAGATTCTCTTTCCAGGTCTTGAATGCTAAGTAATCGACTCGCTCCACTCGAATGTCTTGGGAGTGAGCGCCGTTAGCGCCACCGGCTTCAACACTTTTATAGCCTCCTCGACCGGAGAATCCATTGATAGTAAATTCAACCCTAGCCTTATCAAGTAACCGGGCAAGCTGAATCGTTAAAGACTCTGCAACAACAATGCGATCATAGTCCTGCATTGAACCGGAGCAATCAACCAAAATAGATACCGCACTGGTCTCAGCCTCAGCAACCCGGCGCTTTGAAAATATTGCAGTGGAACCAACTGCAAAGCGTGTAAACGCTTTACGGTCTAAGCGCCCCGACTCCTCATGCGTTGACCAGGAGACCAGGTCAAGAGAACGCAACAGTTTAAGCAGGTTGGCTCGAGTTGCTCCAAGCCCATGCGGTTGTAAGTTGTATTGCACAGAAAAATTATTTTCACAGTCTGATTTTTTGAGGTGAGGCATGTTAACTCCAAATAAATGCTGAGTATGTTGGTTTAAGCGCCGATGGTCTTGGGCTGACTCTATCGGCAGTGGTTGAGTGAGATTTAAGAATGTCCTTTATAAATTGACTAGGCTCGACCTCTCTGCCTCCCTCAAATGATTTAATTGAGGAGTTGCTAGGCTTGTCAGTCGCATCGCTAGGCTCACCGGGTTCACCGGATTCACCGGATTCACTAGGTGCATCACTAGACTCACCGGGTTCACCATGCTCACATGGTGCTTGAGTATCGTTTGCGGAAGTGCCCTCTACAGGATTGTCATCCTTGCCCTGCTTGCCGTCCTCGGGCTTATCCTTTGCTTTTTGTTCGTCTTCAAGCAAGCGCTTATACAGTTCAACGGCAATCTTGACAATTGACTTTGTATCCTTTGCATCCTTTGCACGCTTAAGCGCCCAGTTTAAATGCTTGGCGTAAGGTGAATTCAACAGCACACTTTCAGCCTCGATGATGTAGCCGTTTAAACGGCGACCCTCAATAGCAAGCATAAAAGGAATATTTTTCTTATCGTCCGGCTCCACATACCCACTGCGTTTAAGAATTGAATTTGTTAAGTTTTCAAATAGCACTCGAGAATTAGGTGCATAACCGGATTCAATGACCTTACGCTCAATGCGAGGGTCTTCAAGACCGTTGATCAGGTTGTTGACGAATGCACCGTATTCATTACGTGCCTTATCCCAGGGAGCATTCTCTGTGAACCAAGCATGACCTAGTTCGTGTAATGCATAACCGATTAGATTAGTAAATGTCCCATTGTCGATGTTTGAATTTTCATCAAGGCTTGGAAAAATAATAGTCGCATCGGTTTTATACGCATAGCGAGAAAAATTAATACCGGCGGTCGTGCCCGACCAGTGGAATTCAAGCTTGCCAAATTCGTTGTTACTGGATTTGAACACTCGCTCCAGGGTAGTCTCAACCCCACGTTTTACGTTTATGCCTAACATAATTTACCCCTTAATTAAAAATGATTTCAAATTGTCAACATCAATCGTGGCGCTAAACACTCCAAGCAATTCGCTCTCGCAGTCACTCGGAAATTTGTTAACGATTGAATTCTTAAATGCAATTGCGACTGGTACTCCCTTTTTGATCGCTCTTGCCCAGGCAAAAAGTTGACGTATGCTCGGCGGTTGTGTCAGCAACCCTGCACGTGCTTTCTCACGTGCCACATTCGCAAAGCGAACTAGTGTCAAAGTAGCATCGAACGGCAAGCCGGTGCGGTTCACAATCAATTCAACTTCGTCACTTTCCTCTAAATAATCAAATCGCAGAGTGAATGAGAAGCGGTCGAGGAATGCCGTATTTTGATCACGTACACCGGCGAAGTTGCCTGACTGGTCACCATGACCGTTCGAGTTGTCAGCGCCGAAAAACACGACATGCGAAGCGACTGGAATGCGTTGACCGGTCTCGCTGATCACGATTGAGCGGTGCGGTGAGCGCTCGCACAGGGCATGCAAGACGGCGAGATTTTGAGCACGTGCAAAACCAATTTCATCTAGCAGAATGATTGCACCTGGATGCTGAATCGCTTGAGTGATAACACCGGGCTTCCAAACCACGTTTGAATTTTCAATTGTGTTACCCCCGATAAACTCGGCACGCTCGAGAGCCTCATCAAAGTTGACTCGGAACAATCGGCGACCCAGGCGGTTGGCAAGTTGAGCCACGAATTCGGTCTTACCAGTGCCACGCTCACCGGCGAGCCACACGTTATCAGGCAGTGGATCATCGAGTGCGATAAGTGCTTGATGCAAGTGCTCGGGGTTGAAGTTGTAATCGGCAACGAGAGCCGGTGCATCGGGGTCATTCCACACATCGACCTCGAACGATGAGAAGTCAATCGTCTCACCGTTGTACCTGTAGGTGCAGATGTCTCCGAATACATCCTTTGCAATTTTGTGGGTAGTCTTGGGAACAATTTTGGCAACCTCAACCAATTGCTCGGGAGTTGCGACAGTCCTGAATTCATCAAACAGTTTTGATACCTCAGAGACAATCGACCCCTTGACAATGTTGTAATCAACGCCCTGCACCGCATCGATCTTAGCGTTTAAACGGCGAGACAGGTCATCAAAATTATTCTCCATCGCTGAATGATTACGGCTCTGCGATCTTATGGTGTTGTCAATAACAAATTGCAGTCTCTGAATCTCAGCGACCGCATTGCTCACCTCGCTTGATGCCTTTGTGATTTGAGCACGTACGTCATCCGGTATCGTTACATTTGATGCGACTACGGTTGCACCGTTCGACCTGGTTGATTTGACCTGGTCTAATGTGATGTGCCCATCATTGATCAGGATAGACACTTGCTCGACTGCGCTATCCTTTGATGTTTGAGCGCAAATCGATTTAGATAAAAGCACCGCATTGAGTTGATTGAGCGGGATAAGAGAGAGTTGACGTTCGATTGGTAACATGGGTAAGCCTCCTAAAAATTAAGATAAAGTGAATACGTTGTTGTCAAATGAGCATATCGGCAAGCCTTGATCAGCCCACTTACTAGATAACCGAATGGTGAAACCGCACCCTTTACAGACCGCTTTGAGCATGCGAGTGGACTGAGTCTTTTTATTCGCATTGATGTTTAAGCGGGCGTGAGGATAAGCGCCAAGCCCATCGATGAGCGCCGAGAAGCTTTTCTTAAAAGCCTCACCGACTACGGTCGCAGTCGGCTTGCCCTCAAGCCATAAACTTCGCACCAATCGGGGAAAGTTGCCTTTATGCCCGTCACCGTCAGTCGCTGAGTGAGACAGTTCGTGTACAAGAATACCGAATACCTCGATGGGGTCATCTTGCACCGGCGAGATGAGAATTTCGTGAGTGTTATCGTCCGATGCCTTGGCGCTCCAGTGCTCACCGATTGCCCTGTTTAAACTGCGAGCGTGCCGAGATGGGAACCCGCAGGTTACTCGGATATTGTCCGGGAGCGGAAAGCCAACTGATTTGAAAATGGGGCGCAGTTCAATGACTGCATTATTGAGCCAGTCTTCACGTGTAATGTTATCCATGATTGATGCCTTTATTGATTAATGATTTAAGAGTTAACCGTCCAAGGCATTCGCCTTGGTGTTGAGAGCCATCGGCATAGGTGTAAGTTTCACCGCACCCGCCGAGCCAGTCGAGCATGACCACGAATGCCACGCCTGCAAAAATTATTGAGAGTATTAAAGTGATGAGTGCTTTAAGCATTGAGCCACTCCTCAAATGTAAGTAAGGGAGCGCCTCCCCTGGTAATGTCCCCGCCCTTGCCGTCATCGGCGCAAGCCAAATAGATGTTGTATCTCTGTAATAGTGTTCCCATATTTTAGGCTCCTTGTATCGATGCGAAATTACATCGCATAAGCACACTAAAAAGAATGCGCTTATGTGATGCAATCACACCCTACTTATTCACGAATAGGGTCATGAGAGAGTAATTAGATCGTGCTCAACTGCGGTTGACCCTCTTATGTGTAGTGCGAGTGGTCTGTAGCTATTGCAATCTAGGCTCTCGGAGTAATAAGGACTGGAACCTTACCGGCTTTTGGCTCGCCCTCTTACAGTCGTTAGGTGTAGGTCTTAGGGGTCAATTTCAGTCAGTGCTTTCACTGAATGAGCCTCAATGATAGCACATGTTTAAACGCATAAACAAATATTTTTATAAAGACCTAATGCTTTGTAGGGTTATTATGTGGTTGAGTTGTATTCTTTATTAGTGTATCGATTTGAACTCTTAAGTATTAGTTGAATACTTTTGTATATTTGACCGATTTAAACGGCTTTAGAGCGATTTTTAGGGGTGATAGCACCTACCCCCTTGACGTGCTATCGTTTGTCGCTCCTGGGCGGTTTTCACTATTTTGGTGCATTTATTATCCACAGTTTGCGGTGGATAACTTAAGTTGTCAACAGGGTGTGGATAAGTTTAAAATGGTGGTTGTGGATAACTTTTATCAAGATGTTTAAACGCAGATGTTGGTAGCTCATGTGGTGAGCCTGCGGTTTTGGGGAGCGAAGCGAGACAGTCAAATGCTCCCAAAATAAGAACACATGTTTACACGTAGTGTTTAAACAATATTGATATGAGTATTAATCGATAGGGTATTTTTAAAACAATGTAAGGATGACCAATGAGTGAATTAAATGACGGCAACCAGAGCGCTGAATCAAATAGCACCAACGATAGAGAACGCACAGGCACGAACGTGGAGAGCGAGGGAATAAGCGAAGCGATGCGGTCTGCGGTTGCTTCTACTGTAAGTAAATATAAAAGAAGTGGCAAGGTTGTAGGAGTAAAGGACAACCATCCAAGAATGACTGCAAAGATGAGATGCTTTACAAGTTGCGTCGCTCAAGGTTTATCACCTCGAGAGGCTTACGTAAAAGCTTACGACACTCGGAGAATGAGTGATGCAAGCGTGATCACTGAGGCTAATCGTCTTATGCGTGACCCTCGAGTGAGTAGTCTGCTAGAGCACGTTTGGGAGAGCGTGGAGCAAAATATTATTGATGATGCAGTTGCCACTCGGAGAAAGATTATGGGTGATTTACTGAAGCATGCGGATGATGACAAGGCAAAGCTTGGAGATCGTCTTAAGTCACTCGAGCTTATGGGTAGAGCAATCGGCATGTTCACTGATAAGAGTGAGGTCAAGACAGAGACTGTTGACGCAGAGCAATTGAAGCGTGAGTTAGATGAGCACTGGACTAAGTTCAAAGCAGTTCACTAACGATTATTCTTTTATAACAAATAGTGTCGCAGGGGTATGCGCTTGTCGTGTGCCTGGCGTAGCTGACCACCCACGTACCACCCCCGCCGGAACGGCACTCCTGCCCCGTCCAACCTTACGCTCTATTTTCCACATCCGATTACAAACTCTCTATGCAATACGAACGTTCACCCCTACCCCCTTATCAATAAAAGGACTTGACAGTTTAAACATTGAATATAGAATACCCCCCTAGAACGTTTCTATTTTGTTCACCCCGGGGGTATATATGAGTCCTAGACAACAACAGGTTTTTGAATTTATCAAGGCGTATATAACACTTAAAGGTTATGCTCCTTCGTACATGAATATTGCACAAGGATTAAATTTAAAAAGCAAAAGCAATATACATAGGCTTGTGCATAGGCTTAAGAAAGATGGATTGCTTCAGGTTAAGGCTCATGAGGTTAGGTCTTTAAAGGTGATAGATAAGTCAGTAGAGAAAATGGTACGGTTATGATCAGGAGTAGCTATGCCAGTTTTAACTAAGACTGAAATACGTAACTATAGGGAAATGCTTAATGCGCTTCCCAAGGACCACCCGAATATAAAGAAAATTCAACAAGTATTAAAGGCGGATCAAAATGAGCGATGCAGGGAAAACTTCTTACCGTTTGTACAGGCTATGTGGAGCGCATTTATTGCTGGAGAGCACCACGCAATCATGGCTAATGCATTTGAACGAGTTGCGGAAGGCTCTCTTAAACGACTCATTATCAACATGCCACCTAGACATACAAAGTCCGAGTTTGCTTCATACCTTTTCCCTTCTTGGTATCTTGGAAAGTTCCCAAATAAAAAAATCATTCAAACTGCCCACACCGCTGAACTGGCAGTTGGATTCGGTCGCAAGGTTCGTAATCTTGTCAATACGTCTGACTATCAATCGGTTTTTAATACTAAATTATCAAGCGATTCAAAAGCCGCCGGTCGTTGGAATACCCATGCAGGGGGGGACTATTTTGCTATTGGAGTGGGCGGAGCGGTAACAGGAAAAGGCGCTGATGTATTAATCATTGATGACCCGCATAGCGAACAAGAAGCCATGCTAGGCAATCCTGCGGTTTATGACCGTGTCTATGAATGGTATAACTCAGGTCCTAGACAACGTCTACAACCAGGCGGAGCTATTATTATAGTAATGTGTATGGTTGGCGATACAAACGTATTAATGGCTGACGGAACAAATACTTTATTAAAAAATATAAAAAAAGACGATGTAGTTGCCACCTTTGATAATGGAAAACTATCTACTAGCAAAGTAAACAACTGGAAGTCAAATGGTTTTGATTCCATATATACAGTACAAACACAATCTGGTAAAATACTTCAAGCAAATGAGAGACATCCGTTTCTTGTAATGAATGAAGGAGTATTAGAGTGGACCAGATTAAAACATTTACAAGCGGGAGATTTACTTGTATCACTGAAGGATGTAACAGACCTTCAAGGGCAAAAACAAAAGCTGGAAAATGTGGACCATGCCAAGCAAGCGACAGCTACCACCGAAAAAATCCAGACGCACCACGAAAACCATTGGGGCATCATGGAAAGTGGAAAGGTATTACTTGCGAAATGGAAGGATGTAATAGAAAAATTGCAAGCCGTGGTTTATGCGCTACACATTACGGCAAACAATATACTCCCAAAAAATCATCAGAAGAAGCCCGTAAACACCGCATCAAACACCGTTATGGTATTACCGTTGAACAGTATGAAGCAATGGTTAAGGGGTGTCATAACCAATGTGATATATGCGGTAACCCACCAACAACAAAAAATACTCGTGCCCATTGGAATGGTAAATTGTGCATCGACCACTGCCATGAGACAGGAAAAGTCAGAGGATTACTCTGCAATGACTGCAACCTTGCAGTTGGATACGGAAAGACAGCAAGCATACTTGAACGAGCTGCATCGTATCTCAGACTTCACAGTAGACCCAATAGTTAGTATTGTTTTTTCAGGGCAAAAAGAGGTATTTGATGTTGAAATAGACCGCACTGAAAATTTTATAGCTAATGGTATTGTTTCCCATAACACCAGATGGTCTAAAAGAGATTTAACAGGTCAAATATTAGATGCATCGTTTAAACGGGATGGAAGTAGCGAGTGGGAAGTTATAGAATTTCCAGCGCTGTATCCATCGGGTAAACCCCTATGGTCAGAGTTTTGGTCTCAAGAAGAATTAGAGGCAATTAAAGCTGAACTTCCCGTATCGAAGTGGGAAGCCCAATACCAGCAAAATCCAACCTCTGAAGAAGGCGCTATTATTAAAAGGGATATGTGGAGACTTTGGGACAAAGACAATCCTCCACCATGCGAATACATTATTCAATCTTGGGATACTGCGTTTGAAAAATCTTCCCGGGCTGACTATTCAGCTTGTACAACTTGGGGTGTTTTTTACCATCCAAACGATAAAGGTCAAGAACAAGCCAATATTATCTTGCTTGATGCGTTTAAACAACGAATGGAGTTTCCAGCTCTCAAAGCCAAGGCGCAACAAATGTATAAAGAATGGCAACCTGATTCTTTAATTATTGAAAAGAAAGCCGCTGGTGCACCGCTTATTTATGAGCTAAGAGCAATGGGAATACCGCTTTCTGAATATACACCAAGCAAAGGAAATGATAAGATAGCCCGTGTAAACGCTATATCAGATTTGTTTGCATCTGGTTTTGTATGGTGTCCCACAACAAGATGGGCGGAAGAATTGGTAGAAGAGCTTGCATCTTTCCCCAACGGCGACCATGATGACTTAGTCGATTCGACCAGTCAAGCAATGCTTAGATTCAGGCAAGGCGGATTTATTCGTCTTAACTCTGACATGGAAGATGAACAACAATACTTCAAACGCAAAGTATCTTATTACTAGGAATTAACATGATTGACAAAGGTCTTTATCAAGCGCCCCAAGGTATTCAATCTCTTCAAGATGAACCTGATATAGAAATAGAAATTGAAGACCCAGAAGCTTTGCATATATCAGGACCTGGTTTTGAAATGCACATGGAAAAAAATGAGTCCAATAACTTTGATGAAAACCTTGCCGAGTTAATGGATGAATCCACATTGCAATCCATTGTGGGAGATTTGGTGGCGGATTATGATGATGACCTATCCTCAAGAAGGGATTGGATCAGAGCCTACGTTGATGGGCTAGAGCTTTTAGGTTTAAAAATAGAAGAGAGAACCGATCCTTGGGTTGGTGCTTGCGGTGTATATCATCCTCTTTTATCAGAGGCGCTGGTTAAGTTTCAAGCTGAAACCATCATGGAGATTTTTCCGGCAACAGGTCCAGCAAGAACGGAAATTGTAGGAAAAGAAACTCCAGAAAAAAGAGAATCAGCCAAGCGTGTTGAAACAGACATGAACTACATGCTGACCGATGTCATGACCGAATATCGACCCGAAACAGAACGAATGATTTGGGGATTGGGATTGTCAGGAAATGCCTTTAAAAAAGTTTACTACGATCCTCATACTGAAAGACCTGCGGCTGTTTTTGTTCCAGCAGAAGATGTTGTAGTTCCTTACGGCGCATCAAATATAGAGACCGCTCCCCGGGTAACCCATGTCATGCGTAAAACTGAAAATGAACTCAGGCGCTTACAAGTTATGGGTTTTTATAGAGACATTGATCTGGGCGAACCAAACAATACGCTAGATGAAGTAGAAAAGAAAATTGCGGAAAAGATGGGCTTTAGAGCTACATCAGATTTCAGATACAAACTACTTGAGATGCAAGTAGATTTAGATTTGGTAGGTTTTGAACACAAGGACAAAGATGGAAACGAAACAGGAATTGCACTCCCCTACCTTGTCACATTTGAACATGGAAGTAACAAAATACTTTCCATTAGAAGAAACTGGAAAGAGTCCGACAAAACCCATCAAAAACGTCAGCACTTTGTCCATTATGGATATGTTCCGGGTTTTGGTTTCTATTACTTTGGGCTTATTCATCTTATTGGCGCTTTTGCTAAGTCAGGTACTTCTCTTATTCGTCAGTTGGTCGATGCGGGCACTCTCGCTAACTTGCCGGGCGGTTTTAAAACTCGGGGAATGCGAGTCAAGGGAGACGACACACCTATAGCTCCAGCAGAGTTTAGAGATGTAGATGTGGCATCCGGAACTATTAAAGACAACTTAATGCTTCTTCCTTATAAGGAGCCTAGTCAAGTATTGATGTCTTTGCTCAATCAAATTGTGGAAGATGGCAGAAGATTTGCCAATACAGCAGATTTAACCACGGCGGATATGTCTGCCAATGCGCCTGTAGGCACAACATTGGCAATCTTAGAGCGAACCATGAAAGTCATGACTGCGGTTCAGGCTCGCATTCATTATTCTTTAAAGCAAGAGTTAAGACTGCTTAAAGTTATTATTGCCGACTATACGCCTGAAGATTATGAATATGACCCAGAGGAAGGTGGTCGTCAAGCCAAAAAATCAGATTATTCAAATGTAGATATTATTCCTGTTTCCGATCCTAATTCGGCAACCATGTCTCAAAAAGTTGTGCAATGGCAAGCTGTAATGCAGTTAGCACAGCAAGCACCACAGCTATATGACCTAGCTTATTTGCATAGACAAATGATTGATACATTAGGTATAAAAAATGCGGCTAAATTAATACCGACAAAAGAAGATCAAGTTCCTCTTGATCCTATATCAGAAAACATGAATTGTTTAAACGGCAAACCGCTTAAGGCGTTTATCTATCAAGATCAAGACGCACACATTGCGGCTCATCAATCTTTCTTAGGAGACCCAAATGTACAACAAACTATTTCTCAAAACCCGCAAGCAAATCAGATTACTGCGGCAATGCAGGCGCATATTGCAGAACATTTGGGTTTCCAGTACAGGTCGCAAATAGAAAAACAAATGGGCGTGGCAATGCCAATGCCAGGTCAACAATTACCGCAAGACGTAGAGGTTCAATTGTCTCGTTTAATTGCACAAGCATCTGTACAACTCAAGCAGTTAAACGACAAACAGGCGGCTCAACAACAAGCCCAACAACAGGCTCAAGACCCGCTTATTCAATTGCAACAGCAAGAATTGCAACTCAAACAACAGGCGCAACAAGCCAAAACGCAAAAAGATCAAGCCGATATTCAAGCAAAAATGGCTCAAGTACAAGTGGAAAGAGACCGAATCATGTCACAAGCGGAAACAGAAAAACTCCGCATTGCCGCACAAATTCAGAAAAATCAAGCAGATGCAGATCACCAAATGGCAAAAGAAAGACTCAAACTTGGCGTTCAATCATCTATCAAGAGTGCAGAACTTCAAACCAAAGGTAATCAATGATCCATAAGTATTTAGACGTTCTAATTAAACAATTGGACGACAAAATAAACCAAATTCAAGAGGCTCTTGGCAATGGTTCTGCCAAGGACTTTGTTGAATACAAAGCAATGTGTGGTGAGGTAAAAGGTCTTCTTACTGCCCGTTTAAACATTAAAGACCTACAACAAAGAGTAAAGGAACATGATGACTGAAATTTTACTGGCTACCAATCCAGACAACCCAACAATTATTGGTTCAATCAATAAAACAATGGAAGAAAAAGCAAAACAACTCCCTATGCCTAGTGGGTATCACATTCTTTGTGCTATTCCTGAGCAAGAGGAAACATTAGAAGGAAGTAGTTTAATCAAAGCCACAGAGACCATTCGCCAAGAAGAAATCATGACAACGGTTCTTTTTGTTGTAGCTCTAGGTCCAGATTGCTATCAAGACAAAACCAAGTTTCCAACAGGACCTTGGTGCAAGGTAGGAGACTTTATTTTAGTCCGACCACACGCCGGTTCAAGACTTGTCATTCATGGCAAAGAATTCCGGATGATTAATGACGACTCCGTGGAGGGTACTGTAGAAGACCCCCGTGGAATTAAACGCAAATAAGGAGCGTACACATGGCAGAATTAGACAAACCAGATTTTAAATTTCCTGATGAAAAGGAAAGCAACGAACAAGATGAGCAAATCCTAATTGAAGTAGAGGATGATGCTCCAGATGAAGACAAAAACAAAGACCCATTGCCGGAATCTGTTAAAGAAGAACTTTATAGTGATGAATTAACTGATTATTCCAGCAAAGTTAAGAAGAAATTACTCCAAATGAAGCGCCTTGCTCATGATGAGCGGCGTGAAAAGGAGCGTGTTTACCGTGAAAATCAAGAAGCTATTGCTTTAGCCAACCGTTTGGTTGAAGAAAACAAGCAATTAAAGAAAAATTTGCATGAAAATCAAAATGTTTCCCTGCAAAGCATTTCTAAATCTCTGGAAATGGAAATTTCTAAGGCAAAAGATGATTACCGTAAGGCGTATGAGTCCGGAGATACCGATGCAATAATTGAAGCGCAACAAAAAATGACTGATTTATCGTTAAAAAGCGATAAAGTTAAGAATTTTAAACCCGCTCCGTTGCAAAACGAACAAAATTATGCTCCAATACCCCAACAACCAGCGTTTAAACCGCCACCTGTTGACCCAACTGCTGTAAGATGGCAAAAAAACAACCCTTGGTTTGGTGAAAACAAGCTGATGACAAGCATGGCGCTTGCCTTGCACGAAGAGTTGAGAGAGGAAGGTGTAATCATCGCCTCTGAAGAGTATTACAAACGCATTAATGACACAATGCGACAAAGGTTCCCAGAGAAATTTGAGAACGAAGAAAAGGATGAACGTCCTACAAAATCTAGCACGATAGTCGCACCGGCAACTCGTAGCACATCGCCCAAGAAAATTCGTTTAAGCACTACACAAGTGAATATTGCGAAAAAACTTGGATTAACACCTGAGCAATACGCTCAAGCTGTACTTAAATTGGAGTCTTAAAATGGCTGAAAACAGAACACCCCGTGATTTGATAACCCGTGAATTGACAGAGCGCCCTAAGCAGTGGACTCCGCCAGAAATTCTTCCTGAACCGGATAAAGAAGCCGGGATGTCATATCGATGGATTCGAGTTGCTATCTTAAATAATGCTGATCCAAGAAACATTTCTTCTCGACTCAGAGAAGGATGGGAACCAGTAAAACTTGAGGAACAACCGAAGTTTAAACTGCTAGTTGATCCCGATAGTCGTTTCAAAGACAACATCGAGGTTGGCGGATTATTGTTATGCAAGACTCCTACGGAGTTGGTCGAGCAACAACAGGCTTATTACCAAGGTTTGACTCGTTCCAATGAAGAAGCTGTCAACAATAGTCTCATGCGCCAGAGTGACGCAAGAATGCCTCTTTTCAATGAGAGAAAATCTGCGGTTAGCTTTGGAAAAGGAAATTAAACTTAATGGAGATTTAAATGGCATATCCAATCGTACCCGCACCATACGGGTTGAAGCCGGTTAATCTTATTGGTGGTCAAGTTTTTGCAGGGTCAACACGCAAGTTGCCCATTGCATATAACTATGGAACCAATATTTATTACGGCGACACCGTGGTTCTTTCTCGTGGTTTTATTACTCGTGCCGCTGTAACAACTGGTACGACTACTGACCAAGTTACTGGCGTTTTCTTGGGATGTTCTTATACAAACCCAAGTACAAAACAACCTTTTTACGCTCAAAACTGGATTGCAAACACCCTAGCCGGTGATGCACAAGCCATTATTGCTGATGATCCTGATACCGTTTTTAAAGCGGCTATGGTGACTACGCAAGGTGGTACAACTATCGGCTCTGCGGCAACAGCAATGATTGGTCAAAACGTATCTGGTTCAGACCTAGCAGGTAATTTAAATACTGGCGATTCAAGCAACGGTATTTTGTCACCTTATGCTACGCCTGTAACTACAACATTGCCTTTCCGCATTGTTGATTTAGTACGTGATACAGCAGTTGCTTTAGGTACTGCAACTTACTCTTCAATTTCTACAGCAACAATCACAATCTCTTCAGGTTTGACACAAGCGTTGCCAGTTGGTACTGAAGTAGGTTCACTCGCTTCCAATGGTCAATATATTGGTTCTGGTTCATTTGTAATCGGTGCTGGTACTGGCGCTTCTGTAGCCGCTGGTTCTACATCAATTATTTTGAATCAAGCTCCATCAGTCGCTTTTGCGTCTAGTGCGACATTGGTATTTACTCAATATCCGGAAGTTTTAGTTAAGTTCAACCAAGCGTTGCACGGCTATTACTCACCCACTTCAATTGCTTAAGGAGTAATTTAAAATGGCTATTTCACGTGCCCAACTATTGAAAGAATTACTCCCCGGATTGAATGCATTGTTCGGATTAGAGTACGCCCGCTACGGTGAAGAGCATAAAGAAATTTATGAAATCGAATCATCAGAGCGTTCATTTGAAGAGGAAACAAAACTGTCTGGTTTCTCTGCCGCACCTGTTAAAAACGAAGGCAATGCCATCGCTTATGACAATGCGCAAGAAGCATGGACTGCTCGTTACCAACACGAAACCATTGCTCTTGGCTTTTCCTTAACAGAAGAAGCTATTGAAGATAACTTGTATGACTCACTGTCTGCACGTTATACAAAGGGCTTGGCTCGTGCTATGGCTTACACTAAGCAGGTAAAAGCCGCCGCTACTCTTAATAACGGCTTTTCTACTCAGTTTGTAGGCGGTGACGGACAACCCTTGTTCTCTTCATCACACCCACTCGTTAATGGCGGTACAAATGCCAATACACCATCTACACCTGCTGACCTGAACGAAACAGCGCTTGAAAACGCAGTTATTCAGATCGCCGGATGGACAGATGAGCGTGGTCTTTTGATTGCCGCTAAACCTCGTAAATTGGTTGTTCCACCTGCACTACAGTTCGTTGCAACTCGTTTGCTCGAAACTAAATTGCGTGTTGGTACAAACAACAACGACATTAACGCTATCGAAAACAATGGTTCTATCCCAGAAGGATACACAATCAATCACTTCTTGACCGCTACAAACGCATGGTTCTTAACCACTGATGTTCCAAACGGTTTGAAGATGTTTGTTCGTACACCGCTACAAAATAGCATGGACGGCGACTTCGATACAGGTAACGTGCGTTACAAGTCACGTGAGCGTTATAGCTTTGGCTATTCCGACCCACTTGGCGTATACGCTTCTTACTAAACAAAACCCCCGCCCTAAAAAGCGGGGTTTTTTTAAAAAAATATTTGCAGAAACGTTTAAACGTAGTAAACTAAGACATCTGGGTGTTTTTCCTTGTCGCCACTGCCCCAGCAGACGATGCAACGATTGACAAGGTACTTTTGCATAAGGAATAAAAATGGGACGTAGTACATTTGAAGGACCGATTCTCGCCGCTGACCAACGCTTTGGTCCTCAAAGAGATGCCGGTACAGTCGTATTAACGCAATACGCATTCTTAAATTTTGCCACTTCCACTGCCGGTACTGCCGGATATGGCGGCGGTAATCAACAATTTGTTAGTTCAAACAACATTCCAAATAACAATGGAACCATTTGGACTCCGCAAGCTGGATCATATTCCAACACTGGACCTACCACTGCCACCATAACGGCTGATGGC